GCTGATAATGCAACACCTAAAGCTCTACCTTCATCTTCATCTCCTTCTACGTTAGAACCAGAAGCATCTACGTTTACAACTATATTCATAGCACCACCCATTGCATTGTTAGGAATAATAGTTCCTGCTGTATCAGGTACAAATAACTCTGGGCCACGTTCTCCAACTATTGAAGCTCTTCCTACTGGTGGCCTACCGCCATTTGCAAAGTTTTCTACACTTTGACCTCTTGGCATTCCAAAAGAAGGATCATCAAAATCTCTACCGAATAAATCTGTTCCACCTGTATTAGCACCTCTTGAAGGAGCAAAACCTCCTGAGAAAAACCTTAATCCAATGCCTAATATGCTCATTTGTATTTGTTTAGCAATCATCTGTGCAGCCATATCCAAGAAATGATCTGCTGTACGTTGAAATAGATTTCTTAATGCTTGTTGTGCTGTCATTGAACCACTAACAATACCTCTAAATGATTCAGCGAAAGAATCTCCTACTGACCTAGATAAAGATATTAATTCTTTTAATGGGTCCATTAATTCTTTTAATTCATCTTTAGGCTCTGATATTTGTCTAACTATGTCTCTAGCTTCTAATCTTCTTTGTTCTTCATTAAACTTTCTCATTGAAGCAGCTTGAGCACTAGCATTGGCATCCAATATATTTTTACGAGTCTTTTCAATAAACGGGTTTGTTCCAAATGCTTTTATATCTCCTGACAAAAATTGATTTATTGTAGACAATGACGCTCTAAGACTATTTATACTAAAGCCTTTTGTTGATAACTTATCTGCTTTATTTTTTGCTTCTTTATCTTGCAATTCACTAAGTTGATCAAGAATAAACTTTTGTGCTGCTAAACCTCCTGCACTAGCAGCTATATTTACAGCTTGATCTGCTCTTTTTTTACCAATTTTCTTTTCAATTAAATCAATATTATTTAAAATATCAACTGTTTTTCTAAGATTTTTTAAAGTATTAAATGTAGCTTCATCTCCAAAAACTTTTATAAGATTCATTCTTGCAGCAGCACCAAAAGCTTCAAACGAACTTGCAGCTTGTAATGCTTCATTCGCAGAAAGACCTAATTCTTTTCCTAACTTTTTAATGCTGGCAACAGAAAATTCTGAATCTCCTCCAGTTAACCTTATAGATTTATTTAATTTATCAATTTCTTTTCTAAATTCCATAGCTTCTGTTACTTTTTGAGCAGCAGCAGTAGCAACAATAGAACCAGCAAATCCGAATCCTGGACCTAATGCTCCACCAAGTGCTCCACCAAGTCCACCTGCAACCGCAGCCCCAGGACTTTGACCAAATAACAAGGGGAAACCACCACCAATAAGACCACTTTGAGCAGCACCAGCAATTCTACCTGCTCTTCCTCTGCTATTAAAGAAAGCTCCACCTTCGTTGAATTGATTTTGCAGACCAGATGGTATTCTAAACCTTTTATTTCTTACTTCACCTCTTGTTAAAGCAAGTGCTTGTTTTTCTATTCCTAATATTCTTTGTCTAATCTTTAATTCTTTTTGTAATATTCTATCTCTTTTGGCTTGATTTCTTCTAATTGATTTAGCTGTTGGATCTTGAATACCAGGTCTGTCTGGACCTATAAAACCTGCTGGCCTTCCTCTTGAGTTCATTACTCTAGTAATTTGGTTTGCATCTTGACTGAAATCTGCAAAGTTAGAACCCGTTCTACCTGCCTGACTGCGTAATGTATTTCTTAAAACATTACCTCGCATTGAATTTTGACGAGCTATAGCAGTATTAATAGCTAAAGTATTAGGATTAGCAGAAAGAGGTAATTGTTTACCTCCCATTTGAGAACCTAATGCTAATGTGCTTATAAATGTTTGGGCTTTTTTATTATTTGCATCTAATAAAGAACCTAAAACAGTAAGATTTGTTCTAGCAGATGAACCAAGATTTTTTACACCTGATATTGCTGCTCCGATTGCTGTAGTAAGAGTTACAACGTCTGCACTACCCTTTTTAAATAACTCAAATATTGTTCTTAGATCTTCACCTGATCTTTTGGCAAAAAATTGTATATTTTTAAAACCACTTGAAGTTGTTTTTAAAAAAGTACTAATCGGACCTAAATCAATTTTTGCTATACCTTTTACTCTTTTATCTAAAGCTTCAATACTTTTAGTCGTGGTAAAAACTTGTTTAGATGCTTTTTCAGCACCTTTAGCTAAATTATTAAATCCTTTACCTTCAATTCTTTTTAATGTGCGTTCTATATTTGTCAGACTTTTAGTAATACGATCAGTCGCACGTCTTATTGCTTTGTCATTGACACTAAATACTATATTTCTCGTATAATCAGCAGCCACTTAATTACTAAGACTTAATTTACTTTCTATCTTACCTTGTTCTTCCTCTTAAAGCATTAGTTCGTTGTGCTTTTTCTTGTTCTTGTTTTCTTTCTTTATCAATAATTGAAAAGTAAGCAGACCAACCTAATAACTCTTCCATTGTTAATTCTTCAGCTAATTTCTTTACAGTCATCTTTAACTCTTTTGCTAAAGAAAACATAAAAAACATTAACTTATCAGCTTTTCAAATCGGCTTCTGCCTGTTCTCCTTCTTTAGTAGTGCCAGCTTCCATCATTGCTAATTGTATTTCTTGTAAAATATTTGCTTCTACTTCTCTTCTTAATGAAGCCTTGTCTCCATCAGAAAATAATCTGTTACCATCTTTATCAAGTGCTTTTTGAAGCATTAAACCTAATGCAAATTCATTAGCATCATCGTTTCCTGTCTTTTTTAAAATTGATTCTCTTTCTGCAATAGTTAATGGATGCCAATAAACAGTAAGAATAATCTCATCGTTTTTCTTGACATCATGTTTGTAAAGTTGAGAAACTCCAAACTTGTTTTTTAAAAGATCAACTGCTCTAGTCATGTTAATGTATAGCTATTATCATTATACTAAGCGTTAGCGGTAAATTGGCAAGATATTACACCTAAAAAATGAGATTCTTCATCTGACAAAATAGGACCAGGACCGACAATATCTAGAACTCTTGGTTTGCAACTAAATGTATCACTATAATTTGCAGCATTAACAGAAGTAAGACCATCAATAACAGCTTCACTTATTGCAGATAAAACAGAACTACCTTTTG